TGGCATCATGGCCTAATATTGCTGATGATGATTGGCCTGTAGCACCGTAAGGAGTAACCCATGCTTGGCTTTCACCCACTCGCAGCGGCAGCACTAGCAGATGACGGTGAGCGCGGCTTTGTTGCAAATAACATTGTCGCGGGCGTTCCAACGATCTCAGCGGTCACAATGTTTGAGGAAGAAACATTTGCGATTGCTGACATTACCTACGGTGCGCCAGTTGTAGATAGCATTGCGGTTGCAACGGAATATGCGTTTGTTGCGAATGATCTTGTTTCTACGCCAGTTGTGGATACGACAGACACGCTATTCCAGCAGCTACTATCGCCAGACGAAATTACGGCGGGCGTTCCAGTTGTGGACAGCGGAAGCCTGACGTTCTTCTATGACTTTGCTGCAACGGAAATCACACTGGGTGCGCCAAGCGTTGATAGCATTGCATTTACGCAGTTCTTCAACTTCAACGCAGACGACATCACGGCATCGCCAATCGTTGATACGCTGCCATTCTTCCAGACGCACATTCTGGCGGGCGATGAGATTACTGCGGGCGTACCGACATTGCCAGTGCGGTTCTTGTGGGATTACCAAGAAACTGTACCAAAGACATGGACAAAAGTTTCTGATATAACAGACGTATGGACGGTCGTGCAGGACGCGGCGTAAAGGAGAATTAGATGGTTTTAACAGTAACCAAACCAACGGTAGGCGGTTCTGAGGATAGTTGGGGTACAACCATCAATACCGCGCTAGACGACATTGTTTTAGAGATAAACAGCAATGCTGACGGAACAAATGCAATTACGCTGCAAGAGGGCGGCTTTGCAGTCGGCGCAACAACAGTCACAGTTACTGGCGCAGAGTTTAATGTTTTAGACGGTGATACTGCTGCAATATCTACGACAGTTGTTGATGCTGACCGCGTTGTGTTCAATGACGATGGCACAATGAAGCAGGTCGCTATGAGCGATCTTAAAACGTACATCAATGCATCTGTGGGGTCTGGGTCAGTAACAAGCGTTGCGATGACCGTTCCAACTGGCTTAACCGTTAGCGGATCGCCAATCACAACAAGCGGCACACTAGCGGTTTCACTGCAATCAGGATACAGCATTCCCACAACGTCAAGCCAATCCAACTGGAACACGGCATATGGTTGGGGCGATCACTCTACGCAAGGGTACGCAGTAGGCACTATTCCAACAAACAACAATCAGCTAACCAACGGGGCTGGATACATTACATCTGTGCCAACGACAGCCGCCGCTGTAGGCACTTATACGTTTGCTCTTTCTAGTGTTGTGCCAAGCCCAATTCCTGCGGGTACAGTGAGCGGAAGCCAGTTGACGTATTCTGACGGATCAGGAACTAACAATGTCGGCACAAGCCCTAATGTGGGGACATGGCGTCTAATGGCACACTACATTAACCGTGCTTCGCTTTTTGTTCGTGTGTCGTAGGAGATAAAGATGAGTGTAGAAATTACAGAATATCGTAACGCTAGTTCGCTGAACGCAGAAAATACTATAATGGACGTAGAAATAAATCATCCAGTATATGGGTGGATACCCTACACTATACACCCTGATGACACGGACATGACCATAGATAACGCAGCGTTGTTGTCTCTTGTGGGCAATGACTTTGCAGCATTTTCACAGGCTGACCATGATGCGCGTGTCGCTGCATCCGTCAGAGTTCAGCGTGACGCTAAGTTAGCCAGCGAAGTAGACCCAATCGTAACCAACCCATTACGCTGGGCAGACTTAACAGCAGAGAAACAAAATGAGTGGTCGCAGTATCGCACTGACTTGCTCAACGTACCGCAGCAAGCAGGCTTTCCAAACACCATCAACTGGCCCACTAAACCAGAGTAACGCGCATGGCTCTCATACCGCTTAAAATCCCCGCAGGCTTCTACCGCACAGGTACGGAGCTAGACGCATCTGGTCGCTGGCGTGACGGATCACTTGTTCGTTGGCGTGATGGATCGCTGCGTCCTATTGGCGGTTGGCGTGTAAATGAAAACATCGCAAACATTACGACAAACGCACCGCGCGGCATGCATACATGGGAAAGCAACAACGGCACACGTTACGTTGCAGCGGGATCATACAACGAGCTATTCGCAGTTGTTTCTGGCGGTACGGCATACAATATTGCGCCGACAGACTTAACAGCGGGATCAGAGGATGCTGCGGTCAACATTGGCTACGGATATGGGTTTTACGGTGCAGGCACCTACGGCACCCCGCGCCCAGACACTGGCAACTTAGTTGCTGCAACCACATGGTCATTAGATAACTGGGGCGAATACCTTGTTGCGTGTTCCACGGCAGATGGGCGCATTCTTGAATGGCAGCTTGGCACAACGTCTAAGGCAGCGGTCATTGCGGGCGCACCAACAAACAACAGCGGTATAATCGTAACAGAGGAACGCTTTATCTTTGCACTGGGCGCAGGCGCAAACCCACGCAAGGTGCAGTGGTGTGACCGTGAGGATAATACAACATGGACACCCGCAGCAACCAACGAAGCGGGCGACATTGAACTGCAAACGTCAGGGCAGATTGAAACGGCGATCCGTACACGCGGTCAGACGCTAATCATCACTGACATTGACGCGCATACAGCACGTTACATCGGCCCACCTTACGTTTACGGCTTTGAGCGTGTTGGTACATCTTGCGGCATCATTTCGCGTCAAGCGGCGGCAGACGTTGACATGGGTGTGTTTTGGATGGGCAACGGCGGGTTCTTCCGTTTTGATGGTAACTTGGTTTCTGAGATACCGTGCGATGTTCACGATTATGTGTTTGGCGACATCAACACCTCACAGAAAAGTAAAACGTGGGCGTTTACCAACGGTCAGTTTGGCGAAATTTGGTGGTTCTATGCATCCTCTAACAGCACAGAGATTGATCGCTATGTGGCGTTTGACTACAAGGAAAACCACTGGCTAATCGGCAACTTGTCCCGCACTTCTGGCGCGTCACGCGGCGTGTTTGAGTATCCAATGCTTATGGATGCAGTGGGCGCAATGTATGACCATGAAGTTGGCCTTTCCTATGCTGTAAGCGGCACAGAGCAATCTGTATTCGCGGAAAGCGGCCCAATTAGTATTGGCAACGGTGATAACATTATGCAAGTCACAGACTTGATCCCTGATGAAAAGACGCAGGGCGATGTGGATGTCATCTTCAAAAGCAGATACTACCCTAATGCCACAGAATACACGCATGGGCCTTACACACCGTCTAGCCCAACTGCCGTGCGCTTCTCAGGTCGCCAGATCAGAATGCGCGTAGAGGGTGATGCGCCTTACGCAGCGTGGCGTGTTGGCACAATGCGGGTAGATGCAAAAGCGGGTGGGCGTAGGTAATGGCAGCACCCGTCCTACCCCCGATTGGCGACAATATTAAGGCTTGGGGTAATAACCTTACCGCATATTTGCGCAGGCAGCTACCGCGCTTGTACTTTAAGACGGCAGACGACAACCCATCAGAGAACGGTGTTATCCTGTGGGATGACGATGCAGGGTATCCCGTTGTGTCTAAGAATGGCGCATTTGTGCAGATCGTTTTAGAGGATGGACACTACGATGGCACTGTTAGCACAAACCAAACTGCCGCCTCAATAAATACCGCTTATACCTTAACTTTTACACAAGATTTGGCTAAAGGTATAACAAACGGAACGCCCGCTTCCCGTTTGATTGTGGACGAAGCGGGGCAATATTCGGTAACGTATTCTATGCAAATGGCGTCAACATCTGCCGCAACTGTTACAATGTGGTTCTGGACAAGAATAAACGGCACAGACATTTCCAAATCTGCAATGGAAAACACCTTGCATCAAAATGGCTCAACGCTTGTTGTCACCAAGAGTGCAATTTTGCAGCTTTCCGCAGGGGATTACATAGAAATTATGTGGGCAACTGATAGCACAAGCGGATATTTAGAAGCCGTTGCCGCGACATCTTTTGCGCCTGCGACACCTTCTGCGACTATATCAATGGTGAGGCTGCATGGATGAACGCACCTGTCCGCATAAATGATTTAGATCGGTGTCGGCCTTGGATTGAGGCTGCTCTTGCCAAAAATGATAACCTAAACACTTGGGAAGAGGTTTTAGGTGGGATCGCGTCAGGCCATATGCAATTTTGGCCTAAAGCAAAAGGATGTATTATAACGCAAGTTGTGGTATATCACGACAAAAAGGCTTTGCATGTATTTCTCGCCGGGGGTGAGTTAGATGCAATCACAGATATGACCGAAGAGGTTCTTGAGTGGGCCAAAAGCCAAGGATGTTCATTTGCAACATTTGATGGTAGAATGGGCTGGAAGAAGCCATTGAAAAAACTAGGATGGAAGGAAAAGTCCATCACAATGCAAATGGAGTTTTAGTATGCGCGGCAAGCAAGAGAAGACACAAGAGCTTACGCCAGAAGCAAGAGAGCAATATCAAATTGCTAAGCAGTTGGCGGCAATTGGTACGCCAATGTATTACGGCCCAGAAATCGCCGCAATCAATGAGGCTGAGTTAGGATCTCGTGCAAATGTAAACACAATGGCTTCCTCTCTTGGGTTGCAGGGCGCAGGCGAGCTGTCAATCGGTGCGCCAACAGCAACGCAAGGCGGTGTAACGGGTTACACTACATACCAAGGCGCACAGTCAGCTTTGGATATGTTAAAGAAATATGAGCCCGGCAGATACCAAGCGCTAATGAATATGATGATTGATCCAGTAACTGGTGAAATGCCTGACTTTGTGGCAGGTCAAACGTCGGCTGCTCCCGCAGTTTCAGCAGTTTCTGGCGGTGATGACGGGCCAAGCATGAGAGAGTTTATGGAGCAAGCGAGAGAGAATGCGCGTCGTCGTAGTGGTGTTCCGCAAACAGGAGACTATCCAAATATGACATCTATGCCTGCAATAGCTGGCTATACAACGCCAGCAACGCCTGCCGAAAGCTCGTTTGGATCTGACCTGTCACGTTCTTTAACTGACAGTTCATACGATCCTCCGGGGACTGTATTTTCTCGCACAGTTGATAAACTAAAAACAGGATTGTTGGGGTAAGCATATGGGACAAGCAGCAGGACAGCCAACTGAAAATGTTTTTCAAGGCGCAACGCAGGCTATGCAGGGCGCTGGTACAACATTCGGCAACTTGGCAAACTTTCAAGCTCCAACAGCGCAGGCTGCGCAGATTGGCCCGGTAGGATCTTTAGCTACGGCAAATATGCAACAGTATATGTCGCCATATACAGAGCAGGTTATTCAGCGTGGCGAAGCGGATATTGCACGCCAGCGTGAGCAAGCCATGAACCAGCTTGGCGCTCAGGCAACTGCCGCGCGTGCATTTGGCGGATCACGCCAAGGTGTCGCTGAAGGTGTAGCAATGGGCGAATATGGGCGCATGGCTGGCGACTTTGCAGCTCAACAGCGCCAGAATGCATTCCAGCAAGCTCAACAGGCTGCGCAGTATGACATCGGCCTTGGCCAACAGCGTGCGTTGCAGCAAGCTAATTTGGAGCAGCAGGCGGCATTAGCAAACCAACGAGCTGGCTTAGCAGGCGCGGGAGTTCAGCAAGCTGCGGCTGGTGGCTTGGCAGCTCTTGGCGGTCAGGCATTCGGCATGGGCCAAGCATCGCAGCAAGCGGTTCAACAGCAAGCTATGATGGAGCGCATGCTAGAGCAGCAGATACTAGACGCTCAACGCGCTCAATATCAATCACAAGTAGGCGCACCACTTGCTGGCCTTGGTTTGACAAGC